GATTCTGCAAAGTCGAGGACGCTGTCTTGAATAGAGTCGACGGCTTTCTTGTAGTCCGTGTCAGCCTTGATCCAAGCGTAGTGAGTCGAACGGTCTATCGATACCATCTTAGCCGCTGTGGATACGATACCGAGCGACCTTTCCAGAGCGTCGAGCATCTCCTCTTTTTTAGTGTTGGATGTGTTGGTTTTAACTGCTTCCATTACTTACCGCATAATTCACATTTCACTTTCTCTTCCGTTTCTTCTTTCTCCTCTTCGGGGTTCCATACATCAAGACCCCACTCGTTCAGTTCTGTTGCATCCCATTCGTTTGCTAGAGCATCGAAGTCGTTCTCTCCTGAGCTTACGTTGTCCTTGATGATGAACTCTCTGTCTTTCGTCTCTCCCCATGTTGCCATATAGACGGGTGCTTCTTTTAGTCCTGCGGCTTTACACGCTTTGAATCTCATATTCCCACCGATTACAACCATCTCCGGATTGACGACGATAGGACGGGCTTCGAGCATCTCAGGAAACTCCTCAATACTCTTCACGAGCTTTTGGAATTTCTCGTCTTTAATTATCCGAGGGTTCGTCGGATTCGCTCTCAGCGTCGAGAGTTTCATTAGCTTGGTTGAGGACGGCCTCAAGGAGGTATCTGAATTCTTCATTATGTACGGCCATAGTAAGTAGAAGCGTCGCGGGATCATCTCCGGCATGGAGACGCAGAACCTGCGAGTTATCGGTTATTAGGATAAAGTTCTTTGCGTGTAGTAGTGCTTTGCGTGCTGCTCTCATAGTCTGAAATTGATTGAAATATACGATGCGCCACTTGAGGCACTATAGCGTTTCCATAGGCTTTGATTGATTCTCTTCGCCACTTTGGAAAGGTAATGCCGTCCAGTTCTTTGGGAAGCCCATCATCTCCTCCACAAACAGGGGGGACAGTTGGGAAGTCTTCCCACCTATTTCGTACCGTTTGGCTATCTCGTCCGATAGATTCCCCTTGCCCCTGTCTACTGATGGGTTCAATCTTTCCTGTTGAGCTGTCGGTGTCGGGAGCATTCCCGATTCGATCAAGGCTGTAAACATCGACTTTCCTCCCTGCTTGAAGTCGCTCTTTCTGCCCGTCTCCGTCGTGATTGTGGGCAACAATCCAAACTCGGTCGCGTCGGTGAGGTGCGTTTGTGGCACAAGCTGGAACAATAAACGATTGGACGGAGTACCCAAGATTTTCCAAGTCAGAGTAACACGCTTCGAGAACCAATCCTTCCGACCAACTAACAAGCCCGCGAACGTTCTCGCCCACGACCCAACGGGGTTGACACTCTCCGATAACTCTAAGCATCTCCGGCCACAAGTGGCGGTCGTCTTCTGTTCCCTTTCGTTGTCCTGCAACGCTAAACGGTTGACATGGGAAACCTCCGCTGAGAACATCAATTCGTCCTCGATACTCAGTTGCGTCAAAGTCTTTGATGTCTTCATATTGTTTTGCGTTGGGGAAATGGTGCTTGAGGACTTTACGCGGAAACTCCTCCCATTCGCAGTTGAAGACGTTGTTCCATCCAGTCCATTCTGCTGCGAGGTCAAAGCCTCCAATTCCTGAGAAAAGAGATGCATGGTTCATCCTTCAAAATGTGTTATCCGTCCTTCTACATCTCTGGCAACGTTCTCCAATCGGTCGCGATCGTACCAAGTTAGATTGTTTTCTCGCTTTACCAGGTGTTCTTCTCGACCTCTTTTCATCATGAAGAACTCTTCCTTCTTCTCTTGCTTTAAGAACTCACGGATATTGTCCGCTATCTCTTTCCGTTCTGCTTGGGTGTAGCTCATTGCTCTTTGGCTGTGATATAATCAGCCCACATTTTAGCACATACCGCGCAGCGTTGTTTTTCGTTGGGGTAGTCTCTGTTTCCGACTACGCTCGTCATGCATCGATTCATGAATTGATACTGATTCTCTTTTCCGTTGGGGTTACCTATTGGCATTGTTTACTAGTTTTTGTAGCTCCTCGAGCATCCTTCTATTACATGAAGAGCAGCTCGAAGGCTGTTGGTTTGTTCCGGTTGCTTTGGCGTACAGCTTCGCAAGCTGTCCGTTGGTTCTGAATTGGTTCTCCGTCTTTAGGAAGGTTTGGATCTCGTCGATATCCTCGGCTGTGATTTCGGCCTCCCATTTACCAAGCTCGCACGAGGCTACTTTGAGCCGTGTCTTTGTTGGCATATGGCATCCACAGAGTTTTGAGTCTGTAAAGGCTTCCGTTAGCAATGGCCCGCATGACTTCGTCGATTGTACGAAGTGTTCGCAGCTCTTGCATATAGCGAGGCGGTCATTCCTCTTTTGTCCGGTGACGAAGAACATCCTTTAGGATTTTTTTTGATTCGTGTATTGATCTATAAAGAACTGACTCTCCAATCCCAGTCCGTCGAGATAGGTCAGCCATGTTCCACCCTTGCAGATATAGTCCGAAGACTGTTCTATCAAACCAACTGAGGCGGTCGAGGATAAGCTGCATTTGTTCTCGTTGGATGGCTTTCGTCCAATCGCTTTCGATTTCTTTTTCTTCGGGGATAGCATCTATAATCTGATATATCGTTTTGAATTGTCCTCGTGTAGCTTCGTTGTACATAGCTTTGATAAAATACCCTAGAGGGTTTTCGTCTTCATCGCTTGGGAAGCGTTTGTCTATACATCGGAGATACGTGTGATGTACAAGGTCGCGCGGTTCAGCCGTCCATTTACGAGCGGTGAATAAGAGTTTTGAGTAGTTCCGTGTCAGGAACTCATCCCATGCCCCGCGACTCTTTAATTTCATCGACTCGATTCTTATAATATTGATACATCTCTTCTAACTCATGGACGGAGAACTTGCGCATCTGGTTGCTTGCTATCAGGATGGCTTCTGCTGTTCCTTCTCCGTGAAACTCGTCGAGCTTCTTTGAGAATACGTATTGCTGCCCTCCGTTCATATTGCATTGCTTGCATTGGAATTGGCAATTGGTTTCCATCCAACGGGTTGAAAGCTTCGCCCGTGTGATAAAGTGGCCGCAGTCGACCTCTTTCCAAAATTTTAAGCGATCACAAGTGAAGCAGTTCCCCCATCCTTCGTCATTGCATCCACGTAAACGGATGAACTGCGAGAATACCGTGTCAAGTTTCTTCTTTGCTTTGCTTAGGCTCATTTAATCCGGGGATGTGTAGTGGGTCGCGCTTCCTTCTGAGGTCTGCCATCGATTGCGGTTCAAACGCGACACGGTCGGAATCGCTGCCGCGTGTGATATGGCTGTTGATTCTCTCCAGTATGGGGGCGCGTTCTTCTTCATGCTTAATGATACACTCTCGGAACTCCTGAATCTTGAGACGCTCGTAATACTTGCCATAATAGCCCGTCTTCATACGGTCGCAAATGAGTCGGAACTCTTCAAGCTTCAATGTAGGGAATAAATCGAAGATACTCTCTGCGCAAAGCGCGTAATCTGTAAGCGTTTGGAGAGTCTTCTTTGCTTCTACGAAATCGCACACGCTTTTCACCATTGAAATGACCGCCCCGCGTGTTGCTTCGGGTTGGATTCTGAGTGCTGTTCTGATATTCGTTCCCTCTGTCCACGCTTGCTCGTTATTGGCTTTGAATAGACCCGGTGCGGATATACTCCTCAAGCTTATCTCGGTCGCTTTGGCTCGTGAGTATTCCTTTCTTTGCAGTTCCTCGCTCTGCGAATAGTCCCTGGTATCCTTGTGCGATACTGTAGGTGATAATTTCGATGGCTGTTCGTTGGTCATTGTCTGATAGTTTTTGTAGTCTGTGAAGTTGTGCTTGTTCTCCGCGCAAAGTATACGGTTTCTTTTTTTGCTCTTTGCGTTCTTGTTTCCACATGATCCAAGAATCTTTGAATTCTTGAGAATCAAAAGGAAGTAAAACCCCTTCTATACTATTATCTATATTCTGTTCTATAGTATAGTCTATACTCTTCGCAACTGTGGTTGCTTTTAGTTGCGTCTCTGGTTGCAAGTCTTGCAACTGTGGTTGCTTCTTTTGCAACTGTGGTTGCTTCTTGGTTTTCTTAGTTGCAACTGTAGTTGCTTCTTTCACTTTGAGGTTGATTGTCATCTTGCGTTGGTGTCCGTATCCCTGACATTCCAGATACTCGCTCTCGCAAAGTGTTTGCCGCATCTTCCTCACGTACTGCGGTGATACCCTCAACGCTTCCGCTAGGAAGTCATCACCTGCCCAACACGAGCCGTCCTTTTGGGATAGCGCATGGACTTTAGAGAGGAATATCCGTTGCATAGGGTTGAGGTCTTCGAGTTCCCAAATCTCTTCGGGTATCCAAATTCCGTTGAATTTCTGTTTCATGGTGCGAAAGATAAAAAAAGGGAGGGAATGACCCCTCCCAATTTTCTCAAGGGTTTAATTCGCT